GTGTTCGAGGTCGATACTCTCTTGGCTAAACTGTTTCTCAGCCACATCACTGATAAGCCTATGATACAACTTAGCAGTAACTTCAACGTCCCTAATGCAGTAATGCTCAAGAAGACTATCAATAGGACTGTCAAAAGACTCTCCGGCATACGCTTCCTTTCTGTCCATCATCCACTGCCATACAGCGGAGTAATCAATCTTGTGGAACCCTAGAGTGTTCCCCCATGCTTCGAGGCTGTGTCCTGTCTCCCTGCTTGGATCGAGTAGACGACTTACTATCAACGTGTCGAAGACGTTCTTCAAACCTATCCTCGTCTTCCAGCAGTTGTTCAAAACTCTGAAATCGAATCCGATTCCATTGTGTGCTATCAACTGAGTAGCCTTGCTTAGATAGTCGTTTAGGCCAGTTGGATTTCTCCATGTGATTACTTCTCCAGTGTCAATGTCTTTAGTCACTACAAGGTGAATCTTGTCGTGTGCTAGGTTTGTCTCAATGTCTAAGACAATACGCATATCAGTCCTTGTTAATCATTTCCTTACCGATCTCTACGATTGTTTTGCCTATCTCTGCTGCTGCACGGGTAATGGCTCTGCGGGCGGCGGCGTAGGGGTCGTTTTCGTACTTAATTGGTGCGTTTCCATGTCCTGCGCCAACACGATCAAACCCATCGCTTGTCAATGAATAGTGCTCGATCTTTAATTGCAACTTCACCGCCAGTCGTAGCGCATCGCCATCGTCTGTGAGGGGGTTCCAATCAATCCACTCGTCAATTCCTTTATCAATGACGTGATGCCATTGGCAATGCCACCCACCGACCTCGTAATGCTTCATTCGGATTTCGAGTCCAGTCGCCTTTGCAGCCAATTCCAATAGTTCACGATCATTCTGATCTTCCTTGTCAGTCATTTCTATTCCTTAGCGAATGTTTAACCACAACCCAATCTGAGCAAAGGCATACCCCGTCCAGATCATCCCGTTAGAGATTTCTCCCTTGCTCCATTGTAGCACACCTACCACCAAGTAACCTACTCCAGTGGCTCCTACGATTAAATGTTCTATTGTCATAATGCTTCCTCCTCAGCCTCAACCATACGTCCAGTATAGCTGTTGTATTGTAACTTACAAGCAGGGCCAGTCTCGCCATTGTAACGATTCTTAGCCACTGCAACCTTTGTCAAGTGCCTGTCACTCTCGTTCTCAGCCATGCTATTACGCTCCAACGTGATCACGGCATCGCTCAACTGTGCGATAGCACCTGAGCCTCGCAACTGAGACAGAGACACGCTACCACCATCCTCGTGGCCTTGGTTGCCTTGTGGTCGTTTCAAGTGACTCACGCAGATCAAGGTAATGTTCAGCTCCTGTACCAGTGTCCGTAGCTTGGTCATCATAGCATCAATCGCCTTTCGCTCATCTCCGGTATCTTGACCAGAGATAACGATAGATAGGTGGTCGAGAAACACAACACGACAATCACACGCCTTAGCCATGTAACGTACACGGTTGGCAATGTTTTCCACATCAGAAGAACCAAAGTGGTCAAACAGAAAGACACGGTTACTGCCAAGAGTAGCATCAAAAGCCTCCTTCAATTCCTGTTCAGTTGTCGGTGTATCAGGTAAGTGTAACAATTTGTTAGCATGTAGCGACATGATACTTCGTGCTGTTTTACGGGTAGATTCCTCAAGGAAGAGTCCACCAATGTTCCAGCTTGTTGTCTTCAGCAGATTATACAGTATCTCCCTCAAGAACTGACTCTTACCCAAGCCACTACCTGCGGTAACCGTAATCAACTCAGCAGGTCGGATACCGTACAAGAGCTTGTTCAAGCCTGCCCAAGGGTACTGTGCCTCTGCAATCGGCTCTGGCTTGGAGATTTCCTCCCAGAGATCAGCAGCGTTGACAATACCATCAGGCACATAAGGACTCGCTCTCCACCATGCATTGACAAACTCTTTGGTAGCTCCTGCAATCAGGTACTCACAAGCATCCTTGTAACCATCCTTGTACTGCATGATCTTGGCTTTGTTGCCGAACAGTTCAGCCACTTCCTTAGCTGCCTTCTTACCCGGCTCATCACCATCGAAGCAGATAACCACTGAGTCAAAGCTGTTGATCCACTCATACTGGGCTTTACAGTCCTTCAGAGCAGCGTTAGCACCATTACGAATGCTCACTGTAGGGTAAAGAGACCCTTGCATCTGGAAAGCTGCGAGAGCGTCAAGCTCGCCTTCTGTGATGGTGATAGCTTTTCCTCCGGCGTGAAAGATAGACTGACCGAATAGAGTTGCTCCTTTGAAGTCTCCTGTGATGGAGAATTGCTTTGTAGGAACACTGCGCTGTTTAACAGCCACTCTAACTCCGTCTGAGTCAGTGTAAGGATAAAAGTGTTTGTCTCCCTCGGTCGTTACTCCGTATTTCTCACAGGTTGCCTGACTGATTCCTCGATCATGGATTGATTTACATTGTCCTCGGATGTCCATAATAACCTTCTTTGTGGGCGCTACTGCGTCCCTCATTACCGTTCGTTCATCATAAGCACCTTCGTGCTCAGTTGTACCGCAATTAAAGCAGTGTGTGTGCCCGTCATCATAGAGACTGTTAGCGTCTGAGCTACCGCAATGTTCACAGGCACAATGCCTGAGAAACTTGGATGTCATGGATGGCCTCCTGCTATTACGCAAAAGCCATCGCCATCAGGCGTGACACCACAAACCTCTCGGGTTGTTGATACGCAACCTGAAAGCAAGAAGGCAACCAATAGGAGAGCTTTCATGGCTGGCCTTTCGTGATGCCGTGGGCGGCTTCGGCGGCATCAATGCCCATGTGGAATGCGTCATAGATGCTCATTGGCTTATGCAGCAAAGCATTTGGCCCAAGGTGCTCAACCACCAGCAGACCACGGGCATCATCCGTCAGCGGCACAGGTGCTGGCTGTGCTGCGGGTGAAGATTTATCCAAAGCCCTGCAAATTTCAGTCCAAACAAGAGTTGGGGTATTGCGCTGGATATACACAACTGCTGCGGCCAATGCCAACGAGCGAGTTTCTGCCCAACAAACCGGGCAAAATTCTGGCCCTGCTTCGCAATGCGCCACAGGCTCCTGCACAGTAGGTGCTGCCAGTGGCGTAGCCGTGTTAAGGGCTTGCTTGATTGCGGTGATGGCTTTGCTTCTTGCCCACCAACCGAGCTGATTGGCACCATCTACGTCTTCCAACGCCGCCAGCGCCAATTTCAATGTATCAGTAGTGTTCATAATATGCCCTCTGTTGTTCCTCTACATCCTTCCATTGTGCCTTAATCTGGGCTTCAATGGACTCCCATGTCTTGTCATGGATCAAGTCATTGACCTGTACCCATGTTTCAGGTGGTAAAACCTGCTTCAAGTCACCTTTAAAGTGCTTGTTGTAGAACACTTCCCATGTCTCGTAGTTGATCTCACTGTCGTCAATGACATCAAACTCAACGACACACCTAGCATTCTCTACGTTTACGACCAAACCATAAGGGTTATTCTTGCTCATTTAAGCACCACCTTGACAAGAGTTAAGACACCAAGGAACAGAGAGACAATCATACCTTGTTCTCCATCCTGTTAACAGCACATTGTATGTCGTACATCACCTTATCGTAACCATTGGCACGGATAAGACTAGCGACATCATCCATAACGGAATGATACCAGCATTCAAACTGTAAGACATCATCCTGTCCACATTCCTCATAGTCATCGATCAGAACATCATTCATAACATCACCTTGTTTAAGACATACAAACTTCTAGGGAAAACAGACACAATCTTTGCACTCATATATAAACTATAGAGTACTCTATAGAACTTAGACATCTACTTCTATGCGTTAACGTCTATGTTAACGTCTATGTTATAAGTACTTAAGTAAGTATTACTTATAGTATGTAACATATAAGCATAGAAGGAATGTCCTAGTCCTATAGAGTAATTGTATCATTGGTTGTCTAACTGTCAATGGTCAGTCATCATCTAATGTGTAACAGTTTGTAACACCCTCTACGTTCACATCAACATTGCCTTCGGTATCCTCAACGCAGTGCTCGAAAGGATCACTGTCTTGGATCATCCCGGCAGGGGACTTTGTAGGCAGTCCCGGAATTTCCCTCAGACAACCATCACAAATGTCTAGGAATTCATTGGTCATGGCATGTCGTCTCACTGCCTCATGGTCTTTTAAGTTACGGTCGCAGATCACACAGTGCATTTTAACTCCTCTTGGCTATGTAGCCCTTAGTTGATTGATTTGAGGCCCTTCTAGGCCCCTCTAAAGCCTTTTAAAGTGCTTTCTTGACTGGTAACAGTAGCTCAATAAGCCATTTGATCATAATACCCCGCAATTAAGTACGCTACAAACACCAGTCCCGAGACTGTCCAATGATTGACCTTAAACATTCTCAAACCCCGAAGTTAAAAGCGATCAACTGGCAGAACAGTCGATATTGTTCTAGGTGTTCCTTGTTGTCCTTGTGTGTCTCCTCGATAGCTTCTGAAAACTCTTTAATAGTACCACTAAAACAACCACAATTAACACGAATACCAATTTTAGAGTCTTTGTGAGCAGTTGTGAAGCGTCCTGATGACTTCGCAGGGCCGATGACTAAATAATCTGATGTTTTCTCTATCAGACCGTTACCAGACACCCATGCGTTACCAGACACCCATGCGTTACCAAACACCTGTGCGTTACCAAACACCCGTGCGTTACCAAACACCCGTGCGTTACTAGACACCTGCGCGTTACCAAACACCCATGCGTTACCCAACACCTGTGCGTTACCAAACACCCGTGCGTTACCAAACACCCGTGCGTTACCAAACACCTGCGCGTCACCCAACACCCATGCGTTACCCAACACCCGTGCGTTATCAGACACCCATGCGTTATCGGACACCTGTGCGTTATCGGACACCTGTGCGTCACCCAACACCCGT